CTGCCACCTTCAGGCATAGGCGGCAGGTTCTCAATATCGCGCACCTCATTCGGCGTGCGGATACCGTTTTGGATCGACGTTGCGTGCGCTTCCATGCGGGTCTTAAAGTCACCGCGCAGCAGGCCATCAACATTGAACTCGGCATAGCGATTGCCGCCACGGCCAAATAGCTTCAGGTTCAACTCAGCCTCAAACTGTTCAATCCAGCGTTTGATGGTGTGTTTGACGAAATGCAAATCCTGCTGCTCAGTGTTGCTGAACGTGCCATGCGTCAAATCCTGCAAGAATACAGGCGGCAGGCTGTAAATGCGTGCGATCTGCTCAATGCTGAAACGCTGCAACTCCAAAAGCTGCATTTGCTCTGGGTTAAAGCCAATCGACTTCAATTCATGGCCCATTGGCAGCGCCATAACGCTGCGACCCTGCGTGCCAAGTTTTGCCATCGTCTTTGCAACGTCATCAGACGCACGCACAGCCGTTGCTGCGCTCTGGAACGGCCCTTGCAGCACAGCAGGCGGAATGCCGCCACTCTGGAACGCTTTTGCACCGTAACGGCTGGCCGCAATCGCCATGCCAATGGCGTCTTTGTTGGTCATAATCGGCCCGCGCACGTCCAGACCGTTGCTTTTCAGCATGAACGGAATGTCGATGACCTCGCTGGCCTCGTATTGCGTCAGGTTGTAACGGTAGATTTTGCGGCCATTTCCAAGGCGTTCAACGCGCAATTTAGCCGGATCAAGCGGCCAAAGATTGGTAATTGTGCCGTTTTGCGACCGTTCAATGTAGGTTACAGCGCGGCCACCAGTGAAAACTTGCTCAAATGTGTATTTCAGCCACTCAAACGACGACATGCCGTCATTCGCAAACTGATTAAGGATCGGCGCAACGCCGTTATCAACCCGTGCGCGGCCATTTCGGGTCTTGCGATATACATGCAGCGGAAGGCCAGCCAATGTGCCGGAAAGAAAATTAACGGCAGACCAGACAGCAGGAACGCCAAGAGCGTTATCAATCGTAACAGTGACACCGGCAGATGATACAGGATCACCCCAGCCCATTGTCTGTAGGAAATCCGTTGCCGACACTGGTGCCGTTGGATTTTCAAGATTTCGCTCTTCCTTTTTGCGGAAGAAATCAAAGACAGCCATTTCTACACCACGCGCATGGTTTCGCAGATCATAGCGCATTATGCGCTAATTGAAAAGGCTGGGTCTTCCCACGGGCTAACAGCCACTGCAGTATCTTCATGTGCAGCCGCTCCAAGCGCCATAGCAAGCGCAACCAGTCCGTCAATCTTACCAACCGATTTCATTTTGTTTAGCTTCCTATTGCCTGCCGGGTCACGTTCAGCAACAGCATTGGCCGCACACATATTCATAACAGGATGGCCGCCGTGGCGCAATTTTCTTTCAGCAACCAGCCGCTCCAGCTTGTCAACCGCCGGGGCCATGTCTTTGAAACCCTGACCAAAAGGGGCCATCGGAATGCTTGCGCCAATCGCATCAAGTTCACGCTGGAAGTCGTTAATCCGCCAGCGGTCATAAGCCAGAAGCTGGATGTTGTAACGCTCTGACGCTTCGGCCACATGCCTCGCCACCATTGCAGGCACGATCACAGGCCCGTCAATCAAAGTCAGAAAACCCTGCTCCGCCCACAAATCATATGGCACCTTTTCTGCGCGCGCTTTTTCCCGAATGCCATCGGCGGGTAAAAAGAAATGCGGCACCACACTCCAATGGTCGCCATCAGGAAACACCATCACAAAGGCGGTCAAATCTCGGCTGGCAGACAAGTCAAGGCCAGCCCAGCACGGCGCGCCGTCAGCGACCTCCGGTTCAGCCTTGTTGGCTTCCCATTCAGTGCGGTTCAAGAACGGGCTAGTGGCCTCAATGCGCTGGTTAAGATACAGCCAGCGGAAACTGTTTTCTTTTGCTGGCAAGCGCGCAGCCTGCTTTGCAAAGTCTTCAATATCTTTGACACTGCGAAACTCACCCAGCGCCGGGTTGGCAGCCTTCCACGCGGCGCGATCCATCACGTCGCAATCTTCTGGCGCGGTGTAAACATGGCTGACAATGCGTTTGTCTTTCGCGTTTGCAGCATCGTCTAGCCAGATGCTAAACAGATCGCCGTCTGTGGCAGCCTGCGTGCTGATCGCAATCAGAAGCGGATCGTCGTGCGCACCCTGCGCAGTTTCAATCGCCTCAATGAAAGCATCCTGCTGGCCGCGCACCTGACCGACCTCATCCAAGATCGCCAAGACCGGCGACAGGCCGTGCGCAGTCCCGGCTTCTGCCGAGATGGCCTTGTATTCAACATTCATCGGCAGGCCGACCAGCGACTTCTGCGATGGCACGATGCGGATGATCTTGCTTAACTGCGGCGACAGGCGAACCATCTTTTCAGCCAGCTTGAACACCAGTGATGCCTGATCTCGGCTGCGTGCGCCGCTGATGATCTGACTGTTCTGACGCGCTTCCGGCCCGACGATGTGGGCAAGCAGGATGCCAGCAATCAGCGCAGATTTGCCATTCTTTCGGCCAACGCTCAGGTAGGCACGGCTGGTGCCAACAGGGTTGTCGTAAATATCCAAGATGAACTTGCGCTGAAATTTCATCAGCTTTATCGGCTGGCCAACGTGCTTGCCTTCTGGCACCGGGCAGAAGCGTTCAATAAACGCACATATTTTTTCGCCGCGTGTCATGCAGCCTCAGTTTGCGGCTTCATATCTTCATATGCTTTGCCGCTGGCTTCATGTATTGCCTTTTCTCCTGTGAAGTCTTGCCAGCGTTTGATGATTACGTCGCAGTATTTTGGATCAAGTTCCATCACGCAACAGTTGCGACCAGTCTGCTCCGCACCAATTAAGGTTGATCCAGAACCTCCAAATAAATCTAATACATTCAAAAGTTTTACGTGATTACCAAATGCACGAACCGACAACTCAACAGGCTTTTGAGTCGGGTGAACATATTTACTATCTTTTTTGATCGACCACAGATCGCTTTCGTTTTTTATTACCTCATCTATTTTGCCATTAAACAAGCAAAACTCGTGTTGGTGCCTGTAACCAACCCCCATGCCAAAAACATTTTTAGCCCAAACAATACACGACTTATATTCCAGCTTTCCTTGAAGAATGCCGTAAAAGTCCCAGTTGCACCAAATGTAGTATGCCTTCGGGTTTACAGCTTTAATAGTAGCGATAGTTCCATCAATAAAGTCTGCAAAATCCGCATCTGACAAGTTGTCGTTTTTAATCACGTCATGCTTGCCGCTGCGCCCATTAAACGCAACATTGTATGGTGGGTCGGTAAAAACCAAGTCAACCTTTTTGCCATTCATCAGCTTTTCAACAGCGTCGATGCTAGTGCTGTCGCCACACATTAAACGATGCCTTCCAAGCAACCAAACATCGCCTTCGACCGTTGCTGGCTGCTCTGGTGCTTCTGGCACTTCGTCTTCGTCCGTCAAGCCTTCCGTAACTTCTTGTCCTTGCAAAAGCGCAACCAACTCATCTTGGCTAAACCCCATCAACTCGCCAAAATCACCAGCCAAATCTTCCAACTCAACGCGCAAAGCATCTTCATCCCAGCCAGCGTTTAGGGCCAGCTTGTTGTCGGCAATAACCAGCGCGCGTCGCTTTCTGTCATCAAGACCATCGACAACAATGGCAGGCACCTTTTCCATCTTCAGTTTGCGCGCCGCCAAAAGCCTGCCGTGTCCTGCGATCAGGTTGTTAGCCTCATCAACCAAGACAGGATTGGTAAAGCCAAACTCTCGAATTGACGCAGCAAGCTGTGCAACCTGCTCATCGCTGTGCGTTCGGCTGTTCAAAGCGTAAGGGATCAGGTCTTCGACTTTTGCGACCTTGTGCTTGTAAAATTCCATCAGTTTTTCCTGTCTGGCATTGCGATCAAATCATCACCAGCTAGAAAACCCATAATTCCCCGGCTTTCATTTGCGGCCTTCGCAGTGGCGTTCAATGTTCGCGGGTCAGAAGCCTGCTGGTTTAATGACATTGACCTTATTACGGAAAGCTGACGCCTTTCAAGTGTATCAATCACGGAAATCAAAGGATTTGGAATTAGCGTGCCGCGCTTGTTTTGAATTAGAACGCCTGATCGGTCCAGCGTTTCTTGGTGCTTACGAATGTCGGCTTCCATGCGAACAACCTTTGCCAAAAGCAGCAGGTCCATGTCTCGCCAGTCTTCCCTCGCGCGCGCGCGCGTGAACTGCTCCCAGATAAGCAATTCTTCATCGCTGCGCAATATCACACCTTCCGGGATTGGAACGCTTTGCATTGCCCCGCTGAAGCCTTCGACGGCTGCGGTAACACTATTTTTATCGCTTCTTGTCTTCTGGCTCATATTTTTTCCCCGCGTTTTTCCGTAAACGCACAAAATGTAGGTTACGCGCGCCGGTCAACCGTCAGCGGCCCTAGAGATTAAACCACCCCCCGCCGTCACTCGTTCTTCAGCAAGAGGATGTCCATTTGTATTGTGACGTTTCCTGTGCCATTCGAAACCTTGCCCAACAACCCAACGTCAGTCAGCTCCTCAAACGCCAGCGGCATGGTGAACGTGTCAACCAAGGTGTTCGCAACGCCGATCCATTCAGCAACTCGCTTCACAGGTTTGTATGGCGCAGCAGTCTGCAACACTCCGCTGCGCGACAGCATCAGAATATCAACCAGCTTGGCACCTTCAACCGCAATGCTGATGCCTTCAATAAACCCAGTGTATGTGCGTGGGATTGTATAGCTGCCGATGCTTGTGTTGGATACTGGGAAACCATTGACAGGAATGGTGGCCCAGTCAGTTCCACCCGCTGCATTCTCAATCACGATGTCGCCAACGTGCGACCCTGCAGACTGTGTGCCATACGTTCCACTGTCAACGACTTCAGCATTGAACAGGCGAATGAATGTTGCAGACGTTGCAGCAGATGCCGACGCGCCAGCAGTCGCCAGCGTTTCAGATACCATGTCACCGTCTGCATTCATGCCTGTGAGGCGCAAAGAGCGCGCACCAGCGCCCGCTGCAGTGTCGGCAGCGTTACCACCAGCCTTGATGCGCAACGCCGTTGCAGCGCCAGCCTGTGGCGTCCTGTAGACAAGGTTATCAGTAATCGGAACGAAAGACGTTCCGACATTCGCCAAACCATAACGATGCGTGACCGTTGCGTTCAGAATATTGCCGCGCGATACCTGCACGCCCCAATCAAGTTTATTCTTAAATAGCTGATCCATCATTTTGCTCCCGGATGGTTGGCATCCACTGGCCAGCCGTCAGCGCCCATCTCAACGCTGTATCCTCTGGCTTCAACTGATTGCGCATCGCTGTCGTGATGCCGTTTACACAGCGACTGCAGATTATCCAAACAAAAGAACAAATCAATGTCACCCTTATGCGGCTTGATGTGGTGAACGACTGCAGACCTGTCGCCAGCACGGCCACGCTTCAGTATCACGCCGCAGCCTTTGTGCTGACACCTGAAGCCGTCACGCAACAACGCCTGCTCACGCAATATGCGCCACTGCTTGGTGCTATACAGCTTCCTGTATTCAGCAGCCTCCGCCGTGCGCCATTCGTCTTTCATCAGTTCAACCTCTGTTTCTCGCCGTGTTCCTCGGCCAGCATCCGCAGCGCGATTGCCATGCCGGTCATAATCTCGTTGGCGTCGTAGCCTTCATCAATGCCGTCAATGGCGACCTCATAAAACACCGCAACGATGTCTTCCAACTCGTCGGGATCATACTGCGCTGGGTTTATCAAAATATCCATAACGCCACCTTACATCAAAAAAAGGCCCGCGCACATAGCGCAGGCCAGTAAAGGTGGAGTGCAATGAACAGGGAGGAAACATTGCACGGTCAGTCTACACTCAATTCTGCAGCCAATGCAACATATGCCGCAGCATCAATGTAGCCGTCATCGGTTGGCTTCGGTCCAACAAGGCGCGCCAGCTTCAGCCACGCCATGCACAATGCAACCTGCTCCGATGTGACCGGCGCATCCAGCAAGATCGACCAGCCATCTGCAATGCGCTGGAAGTTCTCCTGTGCAGAACCATATGCCTCGGTGCGTTCGCCTGTCTCGTCAATCAGGTTAATTGCGTCTTCAAGAATTCTGATGCGCTTGTTCATAGTTTTATCTCATCGTTCAAGTTGTCGTTGATGGCGATCGCCTCGGCCTTCGGGAAGTGCGCTTTCACTTTTTCTGTCATTATGCCTATCGCGTGCTGCTGGTAAAAAGCAAGTGCGATGGCCGCTTCCCGCCGCGTCACCAGTTTTCGGTCTGGACGCTGCTCTTGGATTTCCTGCCAGCTTCTGCCGTCATCCATGATGGCGAATATGTTGCCGTTGCCGTCTTCCACCTCGAACACGTCCAGAGAGGCCCGGAGAGCTCCGCTGGCGGCCACTTCGGCTTCCATGTAGGCAAGACCGCGAATGGACGCTCCAACCCACTTGGCGGCCTCGTCTACGTCGTGTGCGTCCACCGCCTCGTTCAGTCGCGTGAGGCAGACTGCCCACTTGGCCGCCGTGGCTGGCTCTACCAGTTCCGGCAACACGTCGATCCCATATTTGCGATCAGCCAGATCAATGGCCCGCGTGAGGGGTGCCAGCATCATGTCGATCTTCTGCTCGGCCTCCGACGACTTGGGCGAGATGAGCCTGTCTGATTTCTTCTGGCGTTTTGGCTTTTTGACCATTGTATCCTCCTTCCATTCTACCGCACCGCACCCGCACCGTATCCGCACCTCTCTCCGCACCTTGTATATATATATACAAGTGGTGCGGCGGAGGTATTTGCGGCTTTATTTCCGCACTTCCGCACTCAGTAAAAAGGTGCGGTGCGGAAGTGCGGATGCATATTTGCAACACATCAACCGATCTCCTCGGGCGTTATCCACTCGCCAACAACAACGGCGGGAACGTCACGCCCATCACGCTTGCTGCGCACTTCCTGTTTCTTAAACACGCCCTCACGCAGCCAAGTATTCACGATGGTCGTCATGCGTGCCTTCCCGGCTTTATCGTCGGTATCAATCCCGAGCACATGTGCGAACGCATGCCCACACCAGTTCTTCGCCTGCGCACTTGCTCGCAGCGGGTCTTCGCGCTCTTCTGCACCGCCGACAATATCTTGGCACTTGCGGGCCAGCTTTGCCGTGATGCCTGCGAATGCGTCCGGCATTTCAAACTTAACGCTGACACCGATCCATTCGTCGTTGTCGATCTGCACGCCGATCATGCGGCGGTATACGGCCTTGTCAGCGGGCGGTGCAAGGTTTGCTTTGCCATCGTCCACACGGAAGATGCCTCGCGCCTGCTTTTCGTCAACTCCCATCTTCATGGCGTCATCTTCTCCGATGCGGTTAATCACACGGGCTGCCCGCGCTGCGCCGATCAGAGCGCCGGCACCGCGCACGCTGTCGATGCCAGCTTCGTCGCCATTGCCTTTGCGCACATGGTGAACGATTAGCACGCTACAGTTCGCCTCGCGTGCAATGCGGCGCACCATAGCGACAACAGCCTGAATGCCGCTGTTGCTGTTCTCGTTGACTGTGTGCAGGCCGATG